CAGAAGCGTTCAGCTTTCGCCAAACCACTCCAGCCCGGAGTTTATACCGGACGAAAAGGCGTGAAGGCTAGGGCCCCCACGGTCCTACGTCTTCGTGCCCCCGTGGCACGAAAACTGTCCTCTTCTTCCAAACAAAGGAGTCTCTAATCTGAAAGCCGTAACTTGACGGCTGAAAGAATTGAGACAGGACGGCGGCATCAAAATCCCGGAACTGATACTTTCGAGGTATCGGAACCCAGATAGTGATAAACGACCCGTCAAGACCATTTTTCCGAACGGCAGACCAATGACTCTCAGAGTCATGAACTACCGTAGAGATGGTGGTCGGTCCCCTTTGCTGGAATCGCTTCGGAAGCTGATAGACCAGCTCCTTCCAGACCGACTTGAGACTCGGAGTGCGATACCCCGAGAAACCAAGGCGGCGAGAAAGGACGGTAATCTGGTTAACCAGCGTGAGAGTACCTTGATCATCGAGAAATTCCTTCCAGTAAATCGGAGTGACAGTGTCGCCATCATAGGCGTCAGTGCCGCACGACTCTCTGAAAGGGCCTCGACTGAACGACTTATCGGTATTAACCGAGAAGCCGCACACCTCAAGTACTCTGACAATAGTCTCGTAGGACTTCGTAGGGACGATAAGATCATCACCGTAAACGGAGATGTCCTCGTCCACAGAACTACAAAGGGCCCAAAACAGCAGACTTTCTAATTCGAAAGTATAGCCGTTACCCATACTCGACCACTTTTCGTAAACCTTCCATTCGCCGTCAAGGCGGTACGAAGGAGAACGAAGTGCTTCGAATATGGTGAGCCACGGTTCGGGCAACATTGCCCGAACTACCTCCATCGAGACAGTGTCGGAAGCGGACGCTAAGTCTATGGTTGCGTACTCACCAGTACGAGAACCTAAGATCGCGAACGACTGGTTCAGACCTTGATAGTCTAAATTCACGCCAACAGTCCGAAGTCGATATCTAAGATACCGACCCAAGCCTTTTTGCATGAAGATATTCCATCGAGGCTCTACTGCAATCGGACGATCCGTCTTAGCATTCTTTGGGACGAATGTGACTTTGTTACCACGGGCAATCGACACATTAAGTCGGCCCGTTGAGAGGTCTCCTACGAAGATGCGTCCGAGTCGAGTAATCGACGCGAACACGTCCAGGTAGGGATAAGCCCCTCCGGTAACAGAACCTGGATTGGTCAGTTTATTGTATGCGGAAGTCATTCCTCGTACAGTTGAACCGTCTGCCCCAGGGCCGAAGTCACAGAACTCTGTCCACTGATATAAACGATCACCGAGAACTTTTCCGATTTTTCTACGAGCAGAGTGAAATACTCTTTCGTAGTCGGGGAGGAACTTAAATTCCATCCGACGGTAAGCTCTCCAGTAGTCGTTTGTGCAGCGACATTGTTCCTCGGCCTCTACGAATTTCCTACGCGCTACTTCCCTCTTATCAATGCCCGTCGGCAACCACTTGCTCTTTGAGAGCAATTTGGTGGCTTGATAAGCACGAAAGAAAGAGTCCGAAGACGTATAGTGCATAGGGTCAATTCGCAGATTAGCTATTTCACCCCACATACCGTACCTCAGCATAATCGCTACGCTTAAGGCGCGGGGACAGTCTAAAGCACGTAAGATTTGCTCTGCAATCCTTACGTGACGATCAAGATCGTTCTTGGTCATCTTACTTTTTCCTGATGCGGGTCAACTTGCTAAAGGTTGACCAGAAGCGATAGAAGTGTCGCCCGTCCAACCAGGTAAGATATCATCCCAGGTGATAACACCTGGGATGGGACGAATTGAGGTTGAAAGGATAGCACTCAAGAGTGCTAGTAACCCAACAAGCTCATTCGATTCCATCTCACTAATGGTTATCGGGGAATGAAGGAGTAAAGACCAACAGTCAAGGACCTGTCGATGTCGGGCTTTAAGGGTAGAAACCCCTAAAATAACCCCGGCACTACGAGCCCATAACCAAGGTCGATACCCCACGACACGGCTACGAAAGCTACTCGGTAGCTCTCGCAGTAACTCATAGGCAACATCCCATTCAACCTGGAGAGTCAAACCCGCTAAGCAGACATTGCAACGAAACGTTGCATTGACGCCGAGCAGGTCCAGACTATTCCAAGAAGAATGGAGATATGAGCCTAATGAGTGTATCCCACAATGGGGACAAGTGCCAAGTCGCTTGGACATTTGTTACCTCAGTGCGGGAAACCTCCCGCTTCAAAACCCAGAAGGGCTCAGCCCGTCGGGTGGGTGAGAGTTTCCACGGCAGCGGTCACGACGGCGTCACTCAGAAAGTCGATCAACATCGACTTCTGGTCTTTTCGCCGGACGAGAGACGCCCTGTTCGGAAACACCATCTCAAACGAACCGAGAGTCTCAAAAGACTTCACGGTCGCATCAACGGCGTCCATCGCTGGCAACACAAGTTTGCCAGAAATGCGGATGGTGCCGCTAGCATTCTCCTTTACGGAGAGGCTAGCGACCCCAGCCCCCGATGGGTACGTATTCGTAGTCAGGTCCTTCCAGATCGTGAGATCCGGATCGCTCTGAGTCGCGACATACGTACGATTAGTCGGAACGGAGTCCGTCAAAGTGAGAGACATTAGGATCATCCTAGTGTATGATTGAGAAACCGAACTCTCAACAATGAGAATCCGGAGCCTACGCCCGAGGAGTTATCCTCGGAACGCTGTCGCCAAAAGCGATAACGCGTTAGCGACATGGGTCAGAGAGAGAGGATTCTTCAGGCGCGGAAGGGGAACGGCTGGGAAAGATCCTAGAACTTCACGTTCATAGGACTCACCATGGATAGAATCACTTCCACCCGTATAGTTTTGGTGAACACCAGAACTATCAGCCTTACCGTCCGCGATAGTCGCATTCGCTGAACTCACTAGCTTAGTGCTGATCCAGCCTCGATGAAACTCGAGACCGGAAGCATAATCTAGGTTGTTCAAGAATGTTCCAACTGGTAGGAACCAATCTACGACGAATGACCAGGGAAGCTTTTCCCAGATCACCGACGCAGGGTTGGAAATACCAGTAGAGGAGGCCATGGCGGCAAATGAATTGCCGACTGACCATTCTATGAACCCACTAACGTGGGCGGAGACCGTATGCGTCCACCGGATCTTAAGCCCCTTAAAGGCAGAGGTCTGAGTCAAGCTCCCTTGAGCTTGACGCGAAGACGACTCCCTTACGTGACAAAAGGCCGGCTTTTCAGACAAACGGTCTGACAGCGCCTGTGACGCTCCATAGACGTCCGAAAGCAATGGTCGCCATCCATACTGGAGGGCAAGCCACTGCTGGGGGACACCTCCGGCATTCTGGACAACAGCAGAACTGCGTCTAGAAGGCCTGGACCCCGTCAGGTTTAAGATTGCACCTTTAACATTCCCGCGGCGTAAGGCGTTGACCGTAGAGGCCAGCGTGTTACACGTGGAGACTAAAAGGTCCGCGGTCTGGTGTGCTTCTGCAAGCGCAACAGACGCGTTGACTTGTTGATTTTTGATCTTAGACTGCATTTTGGTCAAAACTGCAGCATAAGCATCAATCGCCAACTCGTCAGCATTCTCCCCCCACGAATTAGGAATCGTATTCGTCTCGAAGACGGGTTCGGTTCCTGATCCATGGTCACCAGAGTCAGTATATCCCGTCCATTGGGACGGACTGACTTTGCGGGTCCAGCCACTGCGATAATAGGGATTATCCCTAATAACGCGTGGCCAGCCTGGGGTTTTCGTACTGTACTTATCAGCCCCGTAATTATCATAATATACGGGATACTCATAGTGTGCAGTATGATCACCGTGAGAGTTATACCAATCCCCCGAATAGTAATTCGAGGTATGGGCTAACTTTGGGTAACCGGGGTCAGACATGTATCCTCCAACGTAACGGTGATGGATCACCGCGACCCGAAACGAGACAGGCCGGATGCCAACAGAAGTTGACATACAACGAATCTGCGTCTCGACGAGGGCGTC